CATGCTCAGTGTTCATAGAGATGATAGATCGTATTTGCAATACGTCCAATGGAATGGACGTGATATGCAAGGTGCTACAATAAATGAGCTTCTTCTTTATGTAAAAGAAGCATCAGCTTTACATTACAAGGAACAAACTGCACTAATTGAACGTAATAAACAATTTGGTGGTGATATTATATGTACTGAGTGTGCTGGTTTCTTTGAGCACTGTGACTGTGTTTCTAATTTAGCTACAGCTAATGCAAGAATATCTGAGATGCTGGTAGTAGATTCTGATGCAGATGTAATTGCTAGGAATCGCCAAATCCAACCCCATTCGTCTGTGGAGCGTATTTATCCTGAACTCGTCAGAGAGAGAGGTAATAGTGTTGAACAAAGTCTCAAAGATATGATATTTTCTTGGATTGTTGAAGGTAAATACAATATGGAGACTTTTTGTTCTAGTTTTATTTCTACATGTAATAAGGAACTCCAGTATCTATTAATTACTTTCCGGAAATTGATTGTTCGTTGGTTTGAGAAAAATCGGAAATTCTTAATTGAGATGTGTTTTCCAGCTGAATTTGAAGGGACTAGGATAGGTGATTATTATTCGATTGTAGCCAGACGAAGTGAAATAAAGTACATTTCTCTAGTCTGCAATGCTATTGAAACTAGTTATAGGATTGGATTATTTAGCCTTGCCTTTTCACTACACCGATCAAATAGGTGGTACAGCCCAATTAAGTTTCTAATTCCATTTGCTGGGCAATACTTTTTCTCCAAATTTAATCTCCCTCTGATAACAACTCAGATATATGCTGAGGGAAGATCACATTTAGTTTCTGTGCGTAAGATTTGTGAAAACTTATCTAAAGAGACTATTTGTTGTTCTGCTTTTGCCTTCATTACTCTGGGAGGTTCATTATTTGGACCTAAATGTGTTAGAGGAACTAGTCAGGTATTAACTTGTGCACTGTTCTCATTTAGTCCCATTGTTTTTTCGACACAGAAGACATCTTTATATGATGCGCCAAGAGCATTATCGCTCCTTTATAAGAAGGAAAAGGAAGTTCTATTTAATGATTGGTCTAAATTAGCGCCAGCAGCTATTACTTTATCTACTCTATATTATAGTAAAGATGATATTGTGGATTTTTATGCTGAAGCGTGTGAACGTTGGTATATGCAACCGCAGAGTAGACTCAAACCTAG